TATAAATTTTTTCTCATAGCTAATAAACATTTTATTTAGTTCATTTACAACAATCCCGGCATAACTGCACACATCAACTGCATCATCATGTGCAGCATTTGGGAATTTTATCAGCTGTTCTTCTAAATCTAATAATTTAGGTAAATTCTGATAAAAATATACTTTCCCTGCTTCAAACATTACTGAAATAGCCAATGCTCTCGTTGTCTTATCTACATCAGCTATTAATTCCTTTAATGCTATTCCTTCTCTTTCTGCCTGTTGTATTATCCCTATTCCGGACTGTTTAGTCTCTATAGCCTGAAATTTTAAAAATCCGTCATATTTTAGTCTGTACTGTTTTATTGTTGTCCATTGATCCGGGACTTCTATCTTATCTAAAAATAAATCAATCAGATACAAATTATACTCCCTGTCACAAGCCCATGTTGCTATTGCAGTCGAGTCACTGCTCTTCTTTACTGTCAGAGCCGTGTCTATTGTCTGAAAAGCAAAACATTCTCTTGTATCTATTCTTTTTGTTCCTGTGGCTGTGGCTATTTCAATATATCTATTTTCTATTACTTTAAAGTACTGGAAATACTGTCTTTTAAAAAGACCGCCATCTTCTGCCTGTGGCCGTTGCTGATAAAGGGAAATAAACTCTCGCTCTCCTATAGCTTTCTTGATTGATTCCAATTCTTTTAAAGAATATCTTTCTGGCCATAATGCTTCTCCTGGTTCTCTTCCAAGAATATCATTCTCTTCAGATATGGCAGGCAAAACAATAGCTTCAAATAATTCTCCTGTTCCTGCTTGCATCTCCTTAATAATCCTACCTACTAGGTCATCATCATGCCATCTGGTTTGAATAATTATAATTCCACCACCAGGGGCTAACCTTGTACGGATTGTAGACTGATACCAGCTCCAAACTTTATCCCTTTGTATTTTAGAGTTAGCATCTTCTCTATTTTTAAAAGGATCATCTATTATTGCAATATGTGCTCCTTTACCAGTTGCTGAACCACCAACTCCTGTACTGACAACAGAACCCCTATGCATATTTATTCCCCAGTTAGACCCTGCTGATTTATCTCTATCAAGCTCATTATCAAATACTTTACTTCCATTCCTATTATGTTTCTTATATGTATCTCTTGCTATTTTCCCAAAATCACTAGCAAGATCTGCATTATAAGCAGCTATAATTATTTCCCAGTCCGGATTATTTCCAACTACCCACGCTGGCATTTTTTTTGTTGTTGTTTCAGATTTAGAGTGACGTGGAGGCATGCAGATAAACATCCTAGGAGATTGTCCAGCTTCCACTTTATTGACAAACTCCTGAACTTTACTTGTAAGAAATTCTATATGTTTAGCCTTTTTATATCTGCCTTCGCCATCATAAACAAGAAAATCAAGCAGATTTCTTTTTGCTTTTTCTTTCTGTATTTTTCTTTTTAATATCTCATTTTTAAGATTATTCTTTATTTCCATCTTCCAGATCCTTTAACATTTTTTCAAGCTGCTCATCGGATAATTGTGAAAGATTAATGTCTTCAGATACAGTTATCTTCTGTTCTACCTTTTTATTTTCTGTATATTCATCAGGAGCTATGTTAGACATTAAATATTTTTGTGCACGAACATCAGGAAGTACTTCTTTTATTATTTTTGTATTTTTTATCTCTCCTGTTTTTTTCCCAATATTTACAATAACTATATCTTCAGCTTTGGATTCTTCGTATTTATATCCTGTTGCACTCTTAAACATTGCCTCTTCTACCTGTCCTAATCTTCTTGCAGATCTGAGTGCTTTATAGAAATGGATATTCTCCTGATAGTATTTATAAAATGTGGAAACAGATATTCCTAGTTTTTCTGCTATTTCCTGATTAGTATACGTAGCCTTTCCATCTTCATTTGTTCTTCTTGCGTACTCAAAGAGCTGTTCTAACATTTCTCCTGTAAGCTTTGACCTGCTTCCGTTCAGAGGTTCATTCTTTTTTATTCCAGGTTTTAAATCTAACGGAACATATACAAATTCAGATAAATCATTCCATTTTTTTCTATTTATATAATTATTTAAATTCTGTGCAGATATTCCATATAATTTTGCTATCTGCCTCTTATTTATTTTTTTGTCATCACCCCCAGCTTCATATAGCTGAGTCTGATAGTATTGTTTTAATTTTGCCAGTTTCCATGCCTGCATTTTTTTCACCACCTTTATTACAAAAAAATAAGCCCTTTGAGCTATTTAAAATAACTCAAAGGACTCTCGGTCTCTATGATTAAATTATATCATAAATCAAAGATTTTTCAACTCTAATATATTCCTATACTTGCATTTGCCTGTATAACACTTTTCTCAATATCCCTGTTCACATATTGAAGATAGACAAGTGTATTAATAACACTTTTATGTGCTAAAAACTTCTGAACCTTAATTACATCAACACTTTCACTAAGTAAATGTATAGCCCTAGTATGTCTAAAAGTATGAGGACTAACCCAATCATATCCTAGTATATCGCTACCATATTTTTTTATCATTGTAAATGCACCTATTCTTTTGTATACTTTCTTTCCAGATGCAGTTACTCTTGTAAATAGCTTGTCCTTTTTTTCTAATTTATATTTTCCCATGTGCATTAATATCATATTCATTAGCTCTGTTGATATAATACACTCCCTTTTTGCCTCTTTTCTTTGTTTAGAATTTATCAACTTTACTTTACCGTATTTAAAGTCTATATCCTTTATATCGCATTCTAAAGCTTCGCTGATTCTAGCCGCTGTTTCGAAGAGAAATCGGATCAGTAATTTATGAAAGTCATTTTTAATATTTTTTTCAAGTTCCATATATTCCTGTATTTTAAGATATTTTATATCATTTTCAATGTAGTAATTCTTTTTTTCATATTCAATTAAATCAGCTCTGTTATTATGAAAATCTTTTATTATTATGTCATTCATTTTTTACTCCTTTTCTTTTTTGAACTTTAAAAATTTATGTTTATTTTTGAATATTTTATATTGATAATATACCTCATTTTTTCAAAAAAATCAATAGTTTTTGTTAAAAAAATAAACAAAATAATTATATAATGTTCAATTTTAAAATTTATCTCGGACACAAGGCTCAAAGCCAGTATTTACGGTAAAATGTAGTTAGTCAAAACTCTGAAAGTATTGATTTTATTGACTTACAAGGGGTTAAAAATTAGAAAAAACGGCCATTTTTATATAAACTGAAATCTCGGAGTTTCTATTTCAAAGTTTATAAACTCGTTTACATTCTCGGAGTCATTTTTATCATTTTCGACTACACATCTCAATCTACTTCAAATCAAATTCTAGAAAATTAGTTTCAAAATAAGAATTTAAAGCAGATTACACGAATAAATTTTAAATTTTTTCTTGTCATATCAGTTTACATTTTTTAGAGTTTCCTTTGTCCTTTTTTACCATTTCTCTGAAACTCTTTAAAAGGAGTATATTGCGAATTTCTTTTTTTAGTTTTCCTGCTTTTCTGTTTATATTTCTTCATTATTTTTAGTAGAAACTTTAAACTAAATCATTACATATAATATATAACTATATATTTAGTATATAAAAAAGCCTATCAAGAGTATATAAAACAATACTTCTAATAGACTACATTTTTATTATTATTTTTCAGATATTACTTTACTTGTGAATTAGTTTATATTTTTCTATTTTCTTAAGAAATTTTATTTTACTTTATTTCTACCTGTCCTAGAATCTGTTTTTTTATATTGCTTATTGCACCCATAATATATTTACTCTCAAAAATCATTCTATCCATTTCCTTCCCTTTCAATCCTAATTTTTCAATATCAAAGCTTGTCTTAACTCTCCCATCTTCAGCATCTCTTTCTTCATAGCTAAGTTCATTTTCAAATTCTATTTTTATACTGTCTGACAAAAATTTTATTTCCTTGACTTTAAAATACTCACTTTCACTTAATGCTTCATTTAAAACACTTTTTACAGTCTCCAAACAATCCTTATCCTTTTCTGATACCATTTTTAAAACTTCATAACAAGTCATTTATT